GGAATTGGCAGACGCGCACGGTTCAGGTCCGTGTGGTAGCAATACCATGAGAGTTCAAGTCTCTTTTCCTGCATGAAAAGAAGCCTTAGAAATAGGGCTTCTTTTTCTTTATGTTGCATTTCATGTTGCATTATTATATTTTTCTGAAAAGTAATTATTAACTTTATCCGACATTTGTTTTTCCATATCGCTGAGAGTATGCCGGTATATTCCCTGCAAAATGTTTTCAGAAGCCCACCCACCAGATTTCATGGTATACACATCTGGTACAAGAGTATGCCGCACAGATGCGGAAAAATGTCTAAGATCATGAAAACGAAAATGGGGCAGGTTATTTCGCTTAAGGAGTATTTCAAAGTTTTTGGTTATGGTGTCAGGTAAATAATTGGTCACATATCCTTTTTCTTTAATGGCATCTACAACAAACTGAGGGAGTTCAATATATCTATCTCCAGAATAGGTTTTAGGAGATTTAATGTGAAAATTTCCATTGTGGTCCCGTACCTTGTTTTTGTGAATATGTACAAGATTTCCATTAAAATCATCCAGAGTAAGAGCACAAATCTCCCCTCTGCGCATCATGCCGAATGCTGCAAGCATAATAGGCACTTCCAGCTCGGTTCCTTTTGATGCTCCTAAAAGCTGTATAACCTCTTTTTCGGTGGGAATATAATTATCCGGTCTTTTCTTTTGTGGAAGTTGGGTTTTTATACTTTTTTCGTACCCGTTTTCCTTAAGTACAGACACAATGTACCCATGCCTGCTTCTTACTGTCTTCGGTTCTAATTCTCTTGACATTTCATTTACCACAATTTGTATATCCTTCTGAGTAATGTCAAAAATATTCTTATCACAGAATGCTGCAAAATGCTTTTCAAGGTAGTTTTTTATTGTAATGTAAGAAGTTATCGAATAAGGAGATAAGATTGCCTCCTTGGAGTTGTTATAGTGACTCATTGCATTTTTAAAACAGATACCTGACTGTTCTTTTTGTGCGGCATCCTTATTCATGATATATTGTGTTGCTAAAAATTCAGCTTCTTTCTTTGTGTTGGCCGTAAAGGATTTGTATTTCCTCTTTTCGTTTTCCATCCCAATATAAATAAGGCATCTGTATTTGCCTGATGGCAGTTTTTTGGCTGTAGCCATAATATCATCCTCCTTTTGGGCATAAAAATGCCCGGAAACTTGATTTTGTTCCGGGAAAATGATACAATTTATGAGTCGTTATGATTGTATCGGGTTTCCCGGTATAATCCTATTTCCGTCCTTGGTATTGTGAGTACCGGGGACGGTTTTTGTTGTTATGTTAATCTACATCTGATATAATACATTTAAGAATTTAAAATAGCATTGATGATGGAATCTTTATTCCAACCAACCATATCATCTGAATTGGCAGAAACTTTTGTAGGGATTCGTTCTTGGCCCCAAGGCTTGACTCCTATAATATATTTTCCATACTCAACGGAAGTGTCGGTTTCAAAATCAATCCAGTAGCTATAGGCGGCATACATGCCAGCAAGAATAATAATTTTAGAAGCTGGGCGAATTTGATCCTTTAATTCTTCCTTTAGCTTGTTTTTTCCGACTGGTGTATCGGGATCAATCAATGGATCGTGTGATGGAACGGAGTAGTTTTTCCAAGTAAGTTTCCCTTCTGATTGAGCTTCGTTTAGCCATTGCACAACTTTATTATAGTGCTCAGAATATTTCCAAGCATGACTAATAAAAATATTGTATGTGTTCAATGTTTTCATCCCCTTTCTTGATGGAGGTACTTATGAAATCTAAAACTTTAAAATTTCAAAAGAAACCTGTAATTGTTGAAGCGTATCAAACAGATGTAGAAATAACCATTAATACATTAGAAGGTAAAATGCTTGCTTCTCCTGGAGATTGGATCATCACTGGCATTTGTGGAGAGCAATATCCCTGCAAACCAGATATATTTGAAAAAACATATGAATTGGTTAATTAAGTAGTACCTTTTTTGGATTCATTTATATTGACCATTTTCCATTTATTATTTTCGGAAGATATAATATTTTCTATGTTTCGAACAAATATATTTTCAATATTTTCGGGTTCTAAATTATAAGGAGCAGATTTTGTCTCGAACAAATGCTTTTGGTATCTAAGTAGTTCACAAGTAGTACGGTATTCAATCCAATTTTCATGCCATTTATAGAGTTTTGTCAAGGATTCTATAATAGCAATAACTGAACCTAATAAACCTACTATAATAGCAATCATAAGATGATCTTTTGAGTAAGCTGAAAGCAATGGAATTAATGCCGCTAAAATAATTTCTATAGTTTGTGTAAGTTTGTATTTTTTTTGACAAGAAGCAGATTTCTTATCATACCAATTTATTTGATCATTTACTCTAGAGCTTATGTATTCTTCTATTTGCATTTTAAATTTAACCTCCTGTAATTAAAGATAATAACCCTTGATTTATTTCGGGGAAATGATACGATTTTACAAGTTGTTATGATTGTATCGGGGTTCCCGGTATAATTCTGTACCTACCGCCCTGGTGTTGGAGCACTGGGGCGGTTTTTATTGTAATATTCAATTATCAATCCCAGTCTATGGCTTCATGGGAAACCGTTCCATTTTCCTTCCGGTCTTTTCTCCCTGCTTCAATTGCTTCTATTTCGTCTGGCTCGGGTTTGACTTCTGGAATAAATTTTATGATGACCTTGTAGAGAACATCAATATCATTTTCTGGAACTAACTCAATTAAATTTTTTAACATTTCTTTGCTCATGTTATGCCTCCTATAATCTTTTATATGCCTGACCTCTTGGAATAATATTGTCAATATAGATTGTATTATCTTCCATTGAAAAAAGTACCCTTAAATCTCCCACACGGAGCCTGTAAGCATCTTTTACACCCTGTAACTTTTTAATATCTCCAAAAGGTATTTTTCAATCGTTTCTTTCAGCCTTTGCTTTGTCAACTTGTCAGCGGAATTTATGTATTTGAAAGATTTTTTACTGTATTCTATTTGCATTGTTCTATATTACATCCTCTTTTCCTAGATTTTTATAAAACCGACGGGTGGCTTTTTTAGTTGAAAATATAAAATAAGTAATATATAATATACCTAACAAGACAGCCGATAAGGAAGGTTAAGACTTCCCGTTCCGGCAATATAACGTATCTAAGTAGAGCCGCTTATCTTACCAGGACAGAGCGGCTCTACTTATTTTTCAGATTCAGAATTGCCACAATCAGTAGCGCCACAGTTAAGATCACCATGAATTCTTCATATGTACTCATAAGCACCACACCTTTCCGCAAGACTCGGAACGGGTGCATAGCCGCCCTATCGGCTGCCCAAGCAAGTATATTATATTGTCAAGGCGATAATTATAAGTATATGGCTTATGGTGTTAAGCATTGTTCTTATACAGTAAGACAGTGCTCAATATGTTTTATCCATTGTGGGATGCGTAAAATATATTCGTTCAATGGTAAATCATGTAATACATTTATACCATAAAGGCCATCTAATATTTGCATATATGTTTTCCTGCCATAGAGTTTTATGCTTCCAATTGGGAAATTCTGATAATATATGGAAAAACTTCTATTTGACATGGGCTCAAAATAAAAGTAATCAGGGTTTAAATTAACTTCTAATGTATTCTTGATAAGTTCCCTAAAAAACTTGTCCTCATCATTTGACGTTTCAAATGTTACACCGCCGCCCATTTTTCGGTGTACACTTTTAGTTAATATATTAACTAAAATATTCTGCAAAGCTTGAGTTTGTACATCAATATTATTTGAGGGTTTCTCAATATCAATCTTGTCTTTAATTATGTTTTTAATATGTAATATATTATCTTCTGTCATTTTATCAGAATAACTTAGTAGTGTATCGTAAAATTTTTGATAACGATTCCTTTTACCTTTTTCTGTTTTTAATGAGCTTGCTTTATTAATGGTAGCAGCCCAATATCTATCAATGAAGGCTTTAGTAGCCAGTGGTTTTTTCCTTATAGCACTATCAAGCTGTTGAGTAGGTGAATATGTATTAAAACGTACATATTTTTCCAGATTTGATAACAAAGTAAGTTTTTCGAGCAGCAAATCATATCGTGAAAAGAAAGTTTCAGGCACTGCTGTAGTATTTACAAGCTCCATGCAGTCATGAGCTATTTGGCTTTGACGAGGGATCATACGTGCTGATAAATTTTTTAACTGACTTGCGCTAAATTTAAGCTGTGGAGTATCTGGATATAATACATTTTGCCAAGCCAATAGGTCTTGTGTATCATTTTCATCAAGTTGTAAATTAAAATCAGGGGCGCTGCTTTGATCTTGTGAAACAGCTTTATTACGGTTCGTATCTATTTTTTTGCGTTGAGAATTAGTATTATTATTCGTACGTTTGGAAGTTGCAAAGCAAATACAGGCCAAGGTTCCAGGTATGCTTATAAAAAAGATGGTGGTAAAAACTTGAATTGGATTTTCACAAATGAATATTATATAAATTCCTGCGCAACATCCGATAATGCAAAGATAGCCCCAGAACTTTTTCATGTATAGCTCCTCTCTAATTAAGACCTAACTCGGTAGAAAATTCTACATAGTGGGCCTGATGCTCTATTTTATCTGCATCTTCTTTTTCAAAATCCTGTTCCTGAATATGCCTTAGTGCGTGATAATAAGATTTAAGTTGATTCTCATGTGATAGTTTGGCATTTAGGAAAATTGTATAGGAATCATCTTCATTTTTAACCAACTGTTCAGGTATTTTAGTATCCATATTCAGTAGTTGTACATTAATATCATCCAACGTAAAATCCCCCCTTATATAAATTGTAGCAAAACATATATACAATAAAAAGGACTAAATATCATTTTTCTTTTCTTGATTATATAAGTTCTTCATAAACTCCATGTGTGCTTTAAAGCGTTCTGGGGGCATGTTGCGTTTCATATCAAAAAGAGAACGCATATCCTCATCTTCAAACATTTCCTGGGCTAATTTGGCGGTTTCATCATTTAAATAGTATCCAGAGGTTGCTTCTTTTTCCTCTATTAAGTCAGAACGATTAATACTAAAGTATCGAGCAAGCATTTCAACCTTATCCATTCTAGGTAATCTGGTTCCGTTGCACCATGTAGAAACAGCTGATTTGTTGAAGCCTAAATCATTTATTAAATCAGTCTGACTTTTTCCGTTTAAGGCCATATAGTAATTTAAATTTTTAGAAAAAATTTTTTGATAGGATTCTTCTGACATCTGTAAACACCTCCTGCCTATATGTTATAACAAAAAGTAGAAAATAACAATACTGAAATATAAAATTTTCTACAAAAAGTATTGACAGTCTACAAAAAGTAGAGTATAGTGAAATGCAGAAAGAGAGGTGACACATATTGGGAAAATTTCAGATTAGCCTTGCAGCGGCAAGGGTAAATGCAAAAATGACGCAAGAAGACACTGCAAGAGCTATGAAAGTAAGTAAAACGACGGTAGTAAATTGGGAAAAAGGCAAGGTTATTCCTGGAATAGCAGAAATAGAAATGATGGCTAGACTTTATGGAATCCCCCAAGATTATATTTTTTTGCCTTGCTACTCTACAAAAAGTAAACATCTGTAAAGGAAAATGAAGAAATCAAGCTGATATAAGTAAAAATAAAAGCGAATAAAGAAAGAGGTGGGCATTGTGAAGATAGGAATAGTGACACTGATAATTGCAATAAGCTATTTAGCTGGTAAGAAGTTTGGGATTGGAGTAGGTTCTGTAACGTATTCAGTTTTACTAATTCTTTATAAAAAAATAAGTTACTAAATGTGTTTTTCTATGTATTTAAGAAACGCCAATATAAAAACCGCACTTAAAAGTAATATTATGAGCCTTTATAGCTTTGTATATAGTTTGATACTTATCGTAAAGCTCTTCAGAAGAAAGTGATTTGAAGTCATGCGTTTGTAAGTACAAATCTGAATGAGGATATAGAAAAATTCAACATAAGGAGGTGAGAAAAATGCTCCTAAAAATTTACCAGGAATTAGTAAAAATACGAAAAGAACTCCAAAGCATAAAAAGTGCAATGGAGCCCGAAACCATGAATATCGCTATGGATTCACTTACGGAATCTTTGGCAAAAGCTACTGATTCAGCTGTTCATACTCTTGGAGTGCGATAACAGAAACAGATAGAAAAGGAGGTACTACATGCCAAAATCTAATTTTTGTATCAATCATGAAGCTATTTTTTCTAAAAACATGAAGCTGGCATTAACCAGAGAGGAAGTTACCAAAAAGTCAATTTGTGAAAAGACAGGGCTCAGCAGGTCAACAATTCAAAATTATTATAAGAAACCTCGGACAATGACAGTGGATGCATTAAAACAGATTGTCAAAATGACAAAAATACCCAAAGAAGAATTGATTGCTTATATCTATGAAGGAAAGTGAGGTGAAAGATTGTTAATCCTAAAAATAGCAGCCTTCTGGATGCCGGTCATGGGAATAGGAGGCATTATAGGCGCAGTAGAGACAGGGACAAGCCCTGTAAACGCAGTCATAGTCTTTCTGGCCGGATGCATACTGCTGGCCTTATACAGCTACCTTGACAGTATCAGATACAGAAGGGACAGGGAGACTGACCGGCTGATCAGGAGCATGCAGAGGAAAGACAAGAAAACAAATCCGGCAGACGTATGTGAACAGAGAGGAGGGAAAGTGTATGGGAGCAAATATATGTCCATACTGCGGAGCGTATTTAGATCCGGATGAGAAATGCGACTGCCGGGAAGAAGAAGTTGCGACGTCGCAAAAAAAAGATCCTGACGCCGGCCAAAGCAAATCAGGATCACAGTAACTATTAAAAATATTATATCACAGAAAGGGACTTATGCAATGAATGAAATCAGAATTATTATCGAAGGATTAAATGAACTGACAGAAGCGGTCAGGAGACTGGCGGGGCACAACGGGATACAGGACGCAGGCATGGCGCTGTCTTCATACGGCCAGGCACCAGAGACAACTTTTGGGGCAGCAGCAGGACAGGCGGTACAGCCCCAGCAGACAGCACCCGTGCAGCAGAATATGCAGTTCCAAAGCGCGGCAGTGCAGCAGGGAAATCCCCAGCAGGGCATGGCGCTCCAGCAGTCCTCCCCGGGGGGAAGGGTGCCCGTAACAGCAGCGCCGCAGCAGTATACCATTGAGCAGCTGCAGGTGGCCGCAGCGGGACTTACAGGTTCAGGGAAGATGCCCCAGGTAATGGGCATTCTGCAGAATTTCGGCATACAGGCCCTGACGGAGCTTCCCCAGGAGCAGTATGGGGCCTTTGCAGCGGCCTTAAGAGGGGCAGGTGCACAGATCTGATGGGAAAGAAGGAGAAAAAAGCCCATGCGCTTTTGTCGGCGTCCAGCGCAAAGAAATGGATACACTGCCCGCCTTCCGCAATGTTGGAAGCATCCCTTCCGGATGAAAATTCTGCTTATGCGGAAGAAGGCACACTGGCGCACAGCATCTGCGAGCTGAAGCTTTCAAGGATATTTACAGATAAAAATATGACAGAGCGTACTTATAAAAGCAGGCTGAAGAAGCTGCAGGGCAGTGAGCTGTACCAGACGGAAATGGAAGGGTATACGGATGAATATGCGGACTATGTTTCCGGAATAGCATTCAGCTTTCCGGCGGCGCCCTTTATCCGGATAGAGGAGACGGTTCATTACAGCAGCTGGGCTCCCGAAGGATTTGGAACAGTGGACTGCCTTATTATTTACGGAAGCAATATGCACGTTATTGACTTTAAATATGGCAAAGGAGTTCCGGTAAAGGCAGAAGGCAATTATCAATTGTCGCTGTATGCTCTGGGCGCCTATCAGGAGTATGGCTTCCTGTTCAATATTGAGAACGTGCATCTGCACATTATACAGCCCCGGATACCGAATAATTCTTCATGGAGCACAAGCATGAAGGAGCTTCTTGTGTGGGGAGAAAAAGTTGTGAAGCCTGCAGCGGAAAAAGCCATTAAGGGAGAAGGAGAGTTCCGGCCGGCGGATTACTGCAGCGGAGATAAGGAAAATTACTGCAGGGAAGGATTCTGCAAGGCATATGGACGGTGCAGGGCCACCGCAGAAAAGAATATGTCCCTGTTTGAAGACGCGTGGGACAAGCAGAGAAACAGCAGGAGAATCCCGCCTATGATGACATGGGAGGAAGCAGGACAGCTGCTTAAGAAAGCAATGTTTTTAAAAAGCTGGGTGGAGAATCTGGAAAAGCTTTCTCTTGAAAGGATTGTGTCAGGAGGGGAAGTTCCTGGATGGAAGATTATAGAGGGCAGGAGCAACCGTACAATAACAGATCCGGATGCAGCGTTTAAGGAGCTTATGGAAGCCGGCTATGAAGAAGCAGTACTTTATGACAGAAAACCGGTTCCGCTTGGAACTTTGGAAAAGCTGATAAGCAAAGAAGATAAGCAGAACATCCTTGCAAAGCATATTACAAAACCCAAGGGAAAGCCTACACTTGCACCGGAAGATGACGCACGTCCCGCAATGGTGCTGCAGCAGGTATCTGCAGAAGAGGCCTTTGGGGGCGGAAATTTATATAAGGAGGAATAGAAATTATGGCAATCACGACAGGAAAAGTAAGGGCAAGCTATGTAAATATTTTTCAGCCCAGGATTCCTGAAAATGGAGGAGATCCTAAATATTCAATCACACTGCTGATACCTAAGACGGATATGGCAACGCTGAATACTATTTTTGCAGAGATTGAAAGGGCAAAACAAGAAGGGGCGCAGAAGTTCAACGGAAGCATCCCGCCCATGTGCAAAACACCTATCTATGATGGGGACGGTTATCGTCCAAGCGGCGAACCATTTGGAGAGGAATGCAGAGGGCATATGGTAATGACAGCATCATCTAAAAACCCGGTAGTGATTGTTGGGCTGAATATGCAGAACATTATTAATCCTGCAGAAATATACAGCGGATGCTATATACGGGCAAGCATCAGTTTCTTTGCCTACAACAGTAATGGAAACAAGGGGATTGGATGCGGGCTTAATGCGGTGCAGAAAATAGAGGATGGAGAGCCGCTTGCAATGCATATATCGGCAGAAGAAGCTTTTGGCGGAGGCAATGCTTATGGAAGTATGCCTGTGCAGGGCGTCGTAAACAGCGGTTATGGAGGAATGTCTATGCAGAATATTGGAAGCAGTGGTTATGGAGGGATGTCTATGCAGAGTACTGGAAGCAGTGGCTATGCAGGGATGACCATGCAGAATATAGGAAACAGCAGCTATGGCGGAGTGCCGGCACAAAGCACTGGAACACCCATGCAGACGCAGGGCGCAGGAGCCATGACCGGGCTGCCGGGCACCGGACAGCAGATCGATCCGGTAACCGGAAGACAGGTGTTGAATGGGGGAGTGATGGGAATCCAATGAGAACCCTGCATATAGACCTTGAAACTTATTCAGATATTGATATTACGAAAGCCGGGCTGTACAAATACGTACGGTCCCCGGCATTTGAAATACTTTTGTTTGCGTATTCTTATGATTATGAGCCGGTCAGGATCATTGACCTGGCGGCAGGAGAAAAAATACCGCTGCAGATCATACAGGATCTCGGCAATCCGGATGTGAAAAAAATGGCGCATAATGCCGCCTTTGAAATAAACTGCCTGGGCAGGTTTTACAGGACAGAGATCTGGCAGTGGCGCTGTACCATGATCCATGCTTATTACTGCGGTTTCCCCGGGCAGCTGGGACAGCTGGGTAAAGCGCTTGGACTGCCGGAAAATAAACAGAAGATGGCAGTGGGAAGGCAGCTGATTCGTTACTTCTGTGTGCCCTGTACACCTACAAAAACCAATTATGGACGTACAAGGAATTACTGGCACCATGACAGGAAAAAGTGGGATTTGTTTAAAAACTACTGTATACGGGATGTGGAGACTGAAATGGAAATAGACAGAATACTGGAACGTCATCCAATGCCGGAATCGGAACATATAAACTGGGTGCTTGACCAGATGATTAACCTGACGGGCGTGCAGATGGACAGGGAGCTTATAGAAGGAGCCCTTTTTATTTCAGAACAGATAAGAGAGGAGCTTTCAGGCAAGGCAAAAAATCTTACGGGACTCGACAACCCCAACAGTGTGGCACAGTTAAAGCAGTGGATTGCAGAGAATTCAGGGCTTGAGTTTGAAAGTCTTAATAAGCAGACGATAGCGGAAGCGCTGGCACAAAAGGAAGGAAAAGTGCTTATTAAAGAAGTACTGAAAATAAGGCAGGAGCTGGGAAAAACTTCTGTAAAAAAATATGAAGCCATGCAGGCATGTATGTGCGGGGACGGCCGCATACGCGGACTTCTGCAGTTTTATGGTGCAAACCGTACAGGCAGATGGGCCGGAAGGCTGGTTCAGGTACAGAATCTTCCCAGAAACTATATAGGAACGCTGGACACGGCAAGGGAGCTGGTAAAGAAAAGGCAGACAGAGGCGGTAAAGCTTATCTATGGAAACGTGCCTGACATCCTGTCCCAGCTGATAAGGACAGCATTCATCCCCGGGAACGGGAACAAATTCCTGGTAGCAGATTTTTCAGCCATAGAAGCAAGGGTTCTGTCATGGCTGGCAGGAGAGCAGTGGCGTCTGGATGTATTCCGCACGCATGGAAAGATTTATGAAGCGTCTGCTTCGGCTATGTTTGGGGTTGATATCAGCCTGATAAAAAAGGGGAATCCGGAATATGAACTGCGGGGCAAGGGCAAAATCGCAGAACTTGCACTTGGCTATCAGGGTGGAAAAGGCTCATTGATTTCAATGGGAGCCCTGCGGATGGGGCTTAAGGAGGAAGAGCTTCCGGACATTGTAAAAAGATGGAGGGGCAGCAATCAGCGGATTGTGGATTTCTGGTATGCAGTGGAACGCTATGCACTGGAAACAGTGCTGTATGGAATACCTAACAGTATGCCATGCGGAATTTCTTTTGAACGGGATGAAGACTATATGATCATACGTCTGCCAAGCGGAAGGAGTCTTTACTATTATAAGCCGGAAGTCCGTCTGAATGACCTTGGCAGGGATGCAGTGCATTTTCAAGGAGTGGACCAGAAAACAAAGAAATGGGGATATATTTCTACTTATGGAGGAAAGCTTACGGAAAATATTGTTCAGGCAGTTGCAAGGGATCTGCTTGCAACTGCAATGATGAACCTGTATCAGGCAGGGTACTGCATCAACTTCCACATCCATGATGAAGTGATACTGGAAGTTCCAAAAACGTCGGAAAAGAATCTTGAAGAAGCAATCGCTCTTATGTGCAGGCTCCCCGGCTGGGCGTCAGGACTTCCGCTGGATGCCGACGGATTTGAGTCTGATTATTACAGGAAGGATTAAGTCAGGAGGAATTCAATGCAGTTTGACAGAATGATAAAAATAACTACCGGGACAAGCAGAAAAGCAACTGTCTGGAACGGACAGGAGATATACTGGTCGGACTTTATACAAAGCCTTGGCAGGCCGGTAAGGACGCAGGAAAGCCTCCTGGCATATAAATCCCTCCCTAAGCCGGAGCAGGACAGTCTGAAGGATATCGGGGGCTTTGTGGGAGGAACCCTGACCGGGCGGCGGCGAAGGAATGAAAATGCCGGGGAAAGGCACCTGGTCACCCTTGATGCGGATACCATAGAACCGGGCGGCACCCAGAGGGTTTTAAACACTGTTTCAGGACTGGGGTGCGCCTATGTGGTCTATTCCACCAGAAAGCATGAAAATGCGGCACCCAGGCTGCGCATTATTGTGCCGCTGGACCGGGCGTGCAGCCCCGACGAATATGAGCCGATAGCCAGAAAGCTTGCAGAATTTATTGACATGCGGATATTTGATCCGACTACCTTCGAACCTGTAAGGCTTATGTACTGGCCCAGCTGCAGCGCAGACAGTGAATATGTTTTTCTTTATGAGGATAAGCCTTTTTTGTCAAAAGACGGAATGCTTGCTGCCTATAAAAACTGGAGGGACGTTTCAGAATGGCCGGAGGTGCCGGGAGCCGCAAAGATACGTGACAGGTCAGCTAAAAAACAGGGGAACCCGTTAGAAAAAAGAGGCATTGTAGGGGCTTTCTGCAAAAATTTCTCCATAGAGGAGGCAATGGAAGAGTTTATTCCAGGAGTGTATGAACCTACTGACGATCCAACGCGTTTTACATATGCCGAGGGAAGCACTGTAGGCGGAGCAGTGCTGTATGAGAATGGAAAGTTTCTCTACAGCCATCATGCGACGGATCCCTGTTCCGGAAAGCTGGTAAATGCCTTCGATCTGGTGAGGCTCCACAGGTTTGGGGAGGAGGATGAGGAGGCAAAGCCCGACACACCGGCAGGAAATCTTCCTTCTTTTAAGGCCATGTGCCAGCTGGCATCCGAAATTCCGGCCGTGTCGGAAATGATGGCAAAGGAAAGGTATGAAAATGCAGTAAGCTGCTTTGCGGAAGATTCAGGACAGGAGGCAGCAGATTCTTCCTGGGTGCTGAAACTGCAGACAAATAAGCAGACAGGAGATTTTCTCAATACCATACAGAATGTGCAGATGATACTGGGGAATGATCCAAGAATTGCAGGAAAAATATACCATGACGAGATGACAGGACGCCCCCTGGTATGCGCCCCGCTTCCCTGGGAGCCGCAGAATCTGCCCTACAGGGAAAGACAGTGGAAGGATGAAGATGACGCCGGGCTCAGAAGCTATCTGGAGCTGGTTTATAAGATTACGGGAAAAGAGCGAATTTTAGACGGGTTTGCAGTGTTTGCCATGAACCACAGGATACACAGGCTGAGGGAATATCTCTCCCATATACAGTGGGACGGAACGCCGAGGGTGGACACCCTTCTGATTGATTATTTTGGGGCGGAGGACAATCTGTACACAAGAGAGGCCATGCGCAAAACACTTACGGGGGCAGTGGCAAGAATATTCAGCCCCGGCACAAAATTTGACACCATGCTGATTCTGTCAGGAAGGCAGGGAATCGGAAAAAGCACCTTTTTCAGGTATCTGGGAATGAACTGGTATTCAGATTCCCTGTGTACTTTTGAGGGAAAAGACGCGGCAGAACTGCTGCAGGGATACTGGCTTATAGAAGCGGGGGAGCTTACCGGCATGACAAAGTCGGAAATGAATTCCGTAAAGCAGTTTTTAAGCAAATGTGATGACGTGTACAGGGCAGCTTATGGAAGAAGAACGGAAAAACACCTCCGGCAGTGCATTATCGTGGGAACCACAAACGAGACGGAATTTTTAAAGGACTATACGGGAAACCGCCGGTTCTGGCCGGTGGACTTAGGGGTATATCCCCATAGAAAAAATCTCTGGAAGGATCTTCCGGGAGAGATTTCCCAGATATGGGCGGAAGCTGTGATGATATACCGGCTGGGAGAATCCCTGATCCTGTCGCCAGAGGCAGAAAAGATGGCAGAGGGCGTACAGGATGAACACAGGGAAGTATCTTATTCAGAAGGCGTCATTATAGAATTTTTAGAAAAGAAAGTACCGCCTGACTGGTATAAAAAAAGTCTTTACGAACGCAGAAACTGGCTGGATTCAGAATTTAACCAGAAGCAGATACGGGAAGACCAGATGATGTACAGGGACAAGATATGCGCCATTGAAATATGGAACGAGTGCTTCAAAATGCCCGGCTACAGCAGGATGAAAAAGTCAGATGCGAAAGAGATTAATGGCATTCTGGAAAGGCTCCCGGGATGGGAAAAGCAGAAGGGAGTGATACGGTTTGGGGGAGAGTATGGACCGCAGAGAGGATTTATAAGAATGTAACAGCTAAAGTACAGTCGTTCTTTTTAAAAGAGAATGTTACAGAGAAGATGTAACATGTAAACATTTGGAAATATTCGCATGTTACACGGAAAACCACATAAATACTGGCAAATCAGGTATTTGTAACATTGTAACATTCTTCTTATATGAAATAAAAATACAAGGGAAATAAGGGTATACATAACCCCTGATACCCCTGTACGCATAATATATTCGCGCGCGAGGAAATGTTTCAATGTTCCGGCGGCAGAAAGAGGGCAGAATGAAAGAAAGCGAACTGGAGAGAAAATTCAGGATAATGGTTCAGAAAGCAGGAGGCAGGGCGTATAAGTTTGTGTCACCGGGAAATGATGGCGTGCCGGACAGGCTTGTGGTGCTTCCCGGAGGCCGGATAGGTTTTGTGGAGCTGAAGCGAAAAGGAGGAGCACCGGGAAAACAGCAGCAGCACCGGATGAGGGAGCTGGAGGCTATGGGGTGTTTTACAGATATTGTGGATGACCTGGAAAAGGCAGAGGAGGTACTGGCAAAAATCAGAACGCAGGTGCCCCGGCTTCAGAAAACGGACAGCCTGTTTCTTGAAATGGTCAACAGAAGGCCCCATGCAGGGACCGGGGGAGGGGTAAAGTGAAATTTGTGCCGCATAATTATCAGCGATACTGCATTGTCAGGATTATACAGGATGAAGCGCTGGCCTTATTTCTGGATATGGGGCTTGGAAAGACAGTGATCACACTGACAGCTGTTAATGACCTTATTTTCAACCGTTTTCTGGTAAAACGGTGTCTGGTGATTGCACCAAAAAAGGTAGCTGAGGACACATGGACAAGGGAGCAGTCAAAATGGGATCATCTGAACCTGCTGAAAATACGTCCGGTTCTTGGAGCAAAAAACAAACGGATCAAAGAGCTTAACAGCCCGGGCAGTATTTTTGTCATTAACAGGGAAAATGTTCCCTGGCTGGTGGATTATTACCGGAATGACTGGCCCTTCGACATGGTGGTCATAGATGAGTCCAGCAGTTTTAAAAGCCACCAGTCAAAACGCTTCAGGGCGCTGAAGAATATCAGGGGGCATATCAGGCGCATTGTGGAACTTACCGGGACACCGTCCCCTAACGGGCTGACGGATCTGTGGGCGCAGATATACCTTCTGGACGGAGGAAAAAGGCTTGGAAGGACGCTGACGGAATACAGGAATAACTATTTCTTCCCGTCGGCAAGGAATGCCACAACAATTTTCAGCTATGAACCCAGAGCAGGGGCGGATGAGAAGATACAGGCCCTGATCAGGGATATCTGCATCAGTCTTTCTGCAAAGGATTATCTGGAGCTTCCCGACAGGATCGACAATGTCAGGTACATAAAGCTGGATGCAAAGGCCCAGAGGGCTTATGCCGAGCTGGAGAGAGAAAGGATACTGGAACTTCCGGATACGGTTCTGGATGCAGGCAGCGCGGCGGTGCTTTCCGGAAAACTTCTCCAGCTGGCCAATGGCGCAGTTTACCACACGGCCGAGCTTATGGAAGAGGATGAGATGAAGCAGGAGAGAAAGGTGGTCTGGATTCATGACAATAAAGTGGAGGCCTTTATGGAGCTGGTTGAGGAGCTGAATGGCAGGCATGCACTGGTCTTTTATAACTTTCAGCACGATCTGGACAGGCTGAAGCAGGCATTGGGAAAGACAGGGCTTGTGGTCAGGGAATTAAAAAACAGCAGCGACATTGCAGACTGGAATGCAGGCAGTGTGGACATACTGCTTGCGCATCCCGCGAGCGTGGCCTACGGGCTTAACCTGCAGGAAGGCGGCAGTGATGTGATCTGGTTTGGGCTTAACTGGAGCCTGGAGCTGTACCAGCAGGCAAACGCAAGGCTCCACCGGCAGGGACAGAAACATACAGTGTTTATCCACCACCTTGTTGTGGAGGGAAGCGTGGATGAGGATGTTATGACTGCCCTGCAGAAAAAGGGCGACTGCCAGACAGCGCTTTTAGAAGCGCTTAAGGCAAGGGTGGAAAAGTATATGCAGATGAGACAGGAGGAAAGAAAGGTATGAGGCAGATAAGAATTTTATGCGACAGATGTGGCGGGGAAATAGAAGGTTATCCGGTAAAGATTATACCGGAACTGGCAGGCAGGGATAATGACGAATTGCTTCCGGAAAACGGCCAGCATCCAGAGTGGGTGGAAAAAATGCAGGATAAAGATTTTTGTGAGGCCTGTACGGAAAAGATAGTCAGGTATGCGCTGGGGGGGATGAAGAAAAATTCTGAATTTGAAGAAGCGGTAAAGGATATGATGGAAAGCGCTGTGTCCGGTTCCAGCAAAGAAGAAAAGGAATCTGATACTGATGGAGAAGACGGAAAAAGTGGAAAATCCAAAATAGATACAGGCAAAGTGATGGCGCTTACAAAAGCAGGATGGTCTGCTGCACAGATAGCGGATGAGATGAAAATAAATACACAGGCGGTTTATGATGCCAGGTACAGGATGAAAAAAGAGGGCAGGTTATGAGTGAATCATTAACGTTCAGCATTCAAAAGATGGAATATGAGGGACTTGACAGGGAAATAAAAAGAACCATGCGCAGGTCGGCCAGGGATGCAGTGCAGCTGGGCTACATGCTGAGGCAGATGGCGGAAAAAAAGATTTGGGCGGCTGCATTTGACAGCTTTGACGAATATCTGTCCCGGGAGCTGTGCATGGACTACACTATGGCAACCCGGTTTATGAATATCAACCGGAAGTATTCTGTTTCAGGGGACAGCATGGAGATTGCTGAGGAATATGAAGAGTATTCCCCAGGGCTTTTGATAGAGATGCTTAACATGCCCCCGGAACTGGAAGCGGGGGTGACACCTGACATGACAGTAAAGCAGGTAAGGGAGATCAAAAAACAGGCAAAGGCAGAAAGAAAAGCATCAGTACAGCCGCAGACAGAAGAAAAAGAAACTGTTATTGACGGGGAATACAGGGAGATAGAAGAGGAGGAAATTTTTGCGACGTCGCAACCGGAAAAGGATAGGATGCATGATGAAAACTGGTTTGTCCGGCAGTACATTAAGATGATGCCCGGCGAGGCTTCCAGCCTGTTTGAGATATGCCGCAAAGAGCAGAATAATTCAGACAGGGCGAAATCGGTTCAAAAGTTTATAGCACCTTATGGACTTCATGCGAATAGCAGTTCAGAATATGATTTTACTTTTCATGGGTTTGTCGCGGGCATGGATTTCAGAATCGGAGATGAAAAAATACATTTAAAGTATGGGCGTTTCGTCGTGGAGCTTATGAAATTAATGGATGAAAAAAGCCTTCCGGAAGAAAAGTTATCTGCGTACGGGCTGCCTAAAACAGTATATCCGGAAGGAAGCCTGATTACTACAGTTGGATGCGGGCATAAGTATTACTGCTTCAGCTGTGCACAGGATTGCATGATCCGTCAGGAGGACCGGTACTGCCGGGAAGCCCCTTTTGGGAATCCGTTTCCCTGCACGACAATGCATGTATTGGAAAATATCAGGGAAGAGCAGCCGGACGGACAGTGCCAGTTTATAAATCTGGATATGGCAGAACATACATTAGGTAAGGATCCTGAACCATGCTGCAAGAATTGTGATAATGAGTCATGCGGATATCGGTGCCAGCGGAGTATTAACAAAGTGAATACAGAAGCCGCAGATTCTGACCTGATGCCAAAAGACGGTCTTGCAGTAACAAAATATATTCTGAAACAGGAGAATAAGATTCTGGATGATATGTTAAAATTTAATGATCTTCCGGAGATGACAGTCTTGAAACAGAAAACTATTGTAGCGGCTCTTGCTGCTATGGTATGTGATCTGGAAGCTGCCGAGTCCGCACCCGAACCGGAACCACAGCCGGGGCTTCCTATTCTGAAGAATAATGACCAGCGTAAGCAATGGCTTGGAGATTATAAAACGTGGGGACTTTGGTACCGGGATGAAAACATTGATGTAAATTATTACAAATATGATTTTGAGGATGGAAGCCGCCTTGTAGTGGCCGAGTATCCGCAGCGTCAATGCTATCGGAAGAAAAATAAGATAGAAGATGAGCATTTTTATCATTTACTGCAGGCAGGGAAAGAAGGATACAAGTTTAATTACAATGAGAAATACCGGAATAGTACAGACAGCGAAACATATCTTGTGGATTTCCTTAAGAACCTGCGGAAGAAAAAATAGGAGGCAGATAAAGTGAAGAAAACATGTAAAGGGTGCTATGCAGTGGAAACAGGAGGCCACCCACTTAGCGGGGAGCCCTATGGGTGTATATTAAACTTTAGTGGAGGTGGATATGAAAGCAATAAATGAAGTAGATGTCAAAAATGGAGAAGAAGCCGATGCAAAATATCCGATCACGCTGCTGTGGGCGAATGAATATGGAGAACATTTAGTTGTCCAGGCGGCATTCCCGGTTGATTTAAAAAATTATCTGAAGGACAAAACAGTGACAGAGATAGGGGCATTATTCTTTCTGGGGAAGAGGATACCGTGTGAGGATGTGAGACATTTAGAAATGTTTTGCAATGATTGAATTAAACTTTAGAGGAGGTGAAATAAATGTTAAAACCTGCGCAGTTATATAAAGAAAAATTACAGGAGGAAAATATAAAAGCATGGTACAAGCCGGAAAACGTCTTTTATAATTTCGGAACCGGCAATAGTCAAATAGATATTAGTGAAGATAATTATGGGAGCCATCAGTTTGTATCAGTAGATAAAGACGATAATGTTATTGGCTATATATCCTATAACGTTGATTGGGCTGCAATGTCTGCTTATGATCTGGGAATTATTAGTTTTGATAAGGGAAATGTGTTATTTGTCAAGGATGTATATGCAGTGGTAAAAGATTTATTTGAGAAATACCAGATGAACCGTGTATCATGGTTTGCTTTTGCAGATAATCCAGCAATCAGAGGATACCGCAATTTTATTAAAAAGCATGGAGGGCGTGAGTGTGGGTATCACAGGCAGATTGCTAAGCTGCAGGACGGAAAGATTCACGATAGCGTGGAATTTGAAATATTGGCAGAAGAATTTAAATATTAAGCCGGCTAAATGAGCATTTAGTGGAATCGTGGAGGAAAAAAATGGAGAGATTAAAGTTTGAAGAATGCAAAAATTGCAGGGATTGGAAAGGGAGTGTAACGGACTGCTTCGCGAACTGCATGAAGCCTTTTGAAGCGCTGGAAGAATTTAATACATATAAAACATTAGATGAACAAGGTCAGCTGCTGAAATCGCCCTGTGCAGTGGGGGATTTTGCACTGTTTTCTAATGGAGATATTCTTCCTGTTGTATACGTTACAATGTCTAATGCGCATGAGGGCATAATAGTAGGATGCCAAAACGGAATAAATATTTCTATGAATTTACAATACGGAAGCTGGTGCAAAGGGTTCTTTAAATCACGCCAGGCCGCTGAAAATGTGTTTGAAGAAATGAAGGGAGCTAAATTCCCAAGTGCGGGCGATAGAGTTTGTGGGGGGGATAAATTAATTGTACAATAGCAGGAAGGGGAGACATAATGGCACAAGAAAAGAATGCAGATATTGAATTGAAAAAGGAATACCTTAAAAGCTATGAAAAGATAGTCCGCCAGATGGAACGTAGTAAACTTATGATTCAGGAAATGTGTCTTAATAGAATGATGCCTGCGGTTATAAATGATGGAATGCCCCATGCACGCAATAATAATGATCTTTCTTCCTATGCGGCACTGCTTGATCAGGAAGAAAAGAAGTACATAAAATATCGGTACCAGAGATTAAAAAAGTGCAAGGAAATAAAAGACAGAATTGAGCAGCTTGAAAATGAGGATGAAAAAGACGTTTTGATGTATAGGTACATAAAGTTGATGAAGTGGGAGGATATAGCTGTAAAAATGTGTTTTAGTTGGCAGCATTTACACAAAATTCATTCGAAAGCATTAAAAAATTTTAATATGAGATAGAATGCGATATTTCATATGTGTTATAGTGTAGTCAGTAAAAACTCCCCAATACATTTTTAGAAGTACCCAGTCATTGATGCGATTGGGTACTTCTACATTTTATACAGGCAATCTGGTAAAAAGCCCTGTTTAAGTGTATGATATAAAAAAGTGTGTTGGAAGGATTTATTACATGGGAGAAAAACAGTTCGTAAAAAAGATAAAAGAAATGATTGAACCGGCTCAGGGACCAATGCTGGATATAGTATCAGATTTGTTTGTTCCTGAAATCGCGGAGGGAATAGCAGAAAATTTTGTTCCGGCAGTAGTTGCGGGTACTGTTGGTGAGATAGCAGGTTCACTCATTCCAGGAGTGGGTGGTATGATAATGTCATATAAGCAGGCTCGGTTTGAAAAGAATATTGAGAAAATGATTTCAGAACTGATGGACAGAATGGACGAATTCAATCAGTATTATGCAGAACTGGATGATAAGATTGCCCTGCAGGTCAAAAATCAGTATTTTGGAATTATGGCAGATCATGCAGCGGAGGCAGTTCAGGAAGAAAAAATAGAATACATTGTAAATGGATATATCAATCTGGTAAAAGATGGCCATCCGCAGGAAGATGTTGTGATGATGTATTATGATACGTTGGACGAATTAACGCTACTTGATCTTAGAGTACTGAAACTTAAAATCCTCCAGCTGGATGAGGATAAAGACAGTATTGTACAGATTTGGCAGGACTACAATATTGACAGAACACAGACAAATCTCATAAATGAAAAGCTTTCAAGGCTAGGGTTAATAGAAAGCCGCAGAGAAAGTGACTATGACAAGTTATTTGAGAATGTTCGAAACATGGCAGATTATTTGGAAAAAGTTGAAAGAGGAGCGAGAAATAACAGGTTGAAAGTAAGCTCCTTGACCAAATCCAATTCGAATACATTAACTGTATATGGGAGAAGATTTTTGAAGTTTTTCAGTAGTGACAGGCAATCAATTTGATGATATTTTTCTTAGTTTAATGAAATGATAAATTTCCTTAATACATTTTCTGAAAGTATTTAAGCACAGTTTGTTTATATATATTTTCATTACCTATATGTAATATAGTAAATTGTCGGATTTTGGTGTATGATAAAGAAAAATGTATTTGGAGGGATTTTGTATGGCAAAACCAACGGTTGAAAGGCACTTATACTATTATGATTTATATGTTTTATGTCAAGATGAATTAACAAAAAATTATAAACGTTCTAAAGACTTGATAGTTGAATTTTTTGATAATCTTTTTAAAATGCAAAAAGATGCAGATGATTACAAAGATTTTGTGGAAAAAACGAGGAATAAGGATAACATTTTTGTCATTGTTGATACCTTTGAAAAGGATTATGTTGAATTTAGAATGGTTTTATGCAGAACAGATGCGCTACCATTTATTGAGAAAGCAGGCAAACTAGAAAATTTGGGAAATTATATCGATGCAGATCAAAATATAGCGGAGATTACTCATTGTGTATTTTTTCCTGCATACGATATAATGGGAGCAGAATATAATTTTTCTGGTGCGAGGCCGACTGCGATATCAGATTATATACTCAAACGTGGTATTCAAGCAAGTTTGGTTACCTGTAGGGCAAAATTAAATTATGATGCTTATGAAAAACTTATTGAGGGCGAAGAGTATAGTTTGTTTGATTTTTCAGTGAAAACTAATTCTGATGCGTATAATAAAGTCCTTTCCCGAAAAAGTATTTTCAGAGCAATACAGGCAGAAGTACCGGAAACTGATACATTTGAAGTAGTCTTAAAAAAGAGAAAAACCCGAAAGAATAAATTTGCAGGATTTATGGCACCATTATCTCATGAGGAGATAAAATATCTTCTTGATAATTATCGAGATGATATTGAAAGGTTTTCTGTTAGTCAGACATCATTTAACAATCAAATTGACTTACTTTCTGATAAACTAGTCAACAAAGTTGTTATGACAAAAACTAATGAAAGGACAATTGATTCAAAAGAAATGTATCATGAAATCCGAAGGTACTTTGATACAATAGTGGTGAAGTATTGCGAAAAATGAAGGGGTGAATTATGGCAAATCCAAAAGTTTCTGGCGCGATAAAGATAGATAGGGTTTCTATTTTACTATTACCAGTACTGTTAGCATTTGTTTCCTTTTGTATTATAACAAAATTAAGTGTAAAATATTCGTTTTTAATTGATGCGAATGACGGTATAGAGGATCTTAAGATAATACTTAGTATTTGGGGAACTTTATTAGGGTTTTTAATAACTGCTGTTTCAATTTTGCTGACGCTTGGCAATGGAAAATTTCTTGATATGCTTAAAGTAACAGGACATTATAAAACAATTTTATTGTCGTATGTTACTTGTTGCTTACACTTGCTTATAGCGATAGGCTTTTCTATTATATGTATTTTTGGAAGAATTTGGTCAATGCATATTTTTTCAATTATGTGTGCAATGGCATTGGATACATTGATAATGGTTGCGGTATGCTTATTTTTTCTTTTTGCATTAGTAGTTAAAGTAAATGATTAATATTTCACAAAACAAACGAATGAGAGGTGGTGGTAATGGCAAGACCAAGAAGTCCCAGCCGGGACAAGGCAAAGCAGCTTTGGCTGGAAAGCGGAAAAAAGCGTCTGCTTAAGGACATTGCGGAAGAACTGCAGGTGTCAGAAGAGCAGGTCAGGAAATGGAAAAATCAGGATAGATGGGATAAAGTAACGTTACCAAATGGGAATAGTAACGTTACTAAACATAAAGGCGCCCAGTCAGGAAATAAAAATGCTTCCGGACACGGGGCACCGTTTAAAAATAATAATGCAGAAAAACATGGTCTTTTTCGGAAATACCTTCCGGAAGAGACCTTTTCTATTATAGAGGAAATGCCTACTGATCCGCTGGACGTTTTGCGGGACCAGATACAGATTGCCTATGCTGCCATTATCCGGGCCCAGCAGATCATGTATGTATCAGACAGGCAGGATAAAACCACCACGAAGATTGCAGAGCAGGATGGAAAGGTCATAGGCGAAAAGTGGGAGGTTCAGCAGGCATGGGATAAGCAGGCCAGCTTCCTGAAATCGCAGGCACGCGCACAAAGTGAACTTAGGAGCATGATTAAACAGTATGATGAGCTGCTTCATAAGAACTGGGATCTTGCAACCAGAGAACAGAGGTCAAGAATCAATATCCTGAAAGCCAGGACAAAGCTCCTGCGTGCAAAAGCGGATGCGGATGATAATTCTGTCATAGCTGATGATGGATTTCTGGATGCATTAAACGGTATTGCTTCGGAGGACTGGGCGGATGAAGATACAACAGATATTTAAATTTAAGCCATTTTCTCAAAAGCAGAGGAAAGTTCTTAACTGGTGGTGCCCTGATTCTCCGGTGAAAGATTATGATGGAATCATAGCAGATGGGGCAATCAGGTCCGGTAAGACCATAAGCATGTCATTATCCTTTGTCATGTGGGCTATGTCCAGTTTTAGCGGGCAGAATTTCGGCATGTGCGGAAAAACAATTGGATCATTCAGAAGAAACGTGCTCTTCTGGCTCAAGCTAATGCTGAAAAGCAGAGGATATGGAGTCACCGACCACAGGGCGGATAATCTGGTAGTAGTGACCAGAAATGGAGTGGAAAACTTTTTCTATATTTTCGGGGGAAAGGATGAACGTTCACAGGATCTGATTCAGGGCATCACCCTTGCCGGTATCTTCTTTGATGAAGTTGCGCTTATGCCGGAAAGTTTTGTAAATCAGGCCACCGGACGCTGTTCTGTGGATGGATCAAAATACTGGTTCAACTGCAACCCGGATGGACCTTACCATTGGTTTAAGGTAAACTGGATTGATCTGTCTATCGGTTATCTGGGGAAAAAGAAAGCTGAAAAGGTAAAGGAAGAAGCTGCCAAGGACGGTAAAGATATCAAATTAAGAAAACTGCTGTATGTCCATTTCACAATGGATGATAACTTAAGCCTTTCCGAAAAAATCAAGGAAAGGTACCGCAGCAATTATAAAGGGATATTCTTTAAGCGTTATATCATGGGGCTGTGGGCTATGGCAGAGGGCATCATCTATGACATGTTCGATCAGGACAGGCATGTGGTGGATACAGAAAAGCTGGCAGCCGATTATAAAGAAAAGACAGGAGAAAGCTTCTGGACGAGGGAATGTTATGTAAGCTGTGATTACGGTACTCAGAACCCTACCGCATTTCTTCTCGGGAATAAGGCCAGGGATAAAAAGTGGTACTGCAGGCGAGAGTATTATTATTCAGGCAGGGAAAAAGGAAAGCAGAAAACAGATGCAGAGTTTTCAGAGGATCTTACGAAGTGGCTTGACGGAATCAAAATCCGCTCGGTGGTACTTGATCCATCAGCAGCCAGTTTTAAAGCCCAGCTTGAGAAGGATGGTTATAAAGTAAAAAAGGCAAAAAATGATGTATTGGACGGAATCCGGTTCGTGGCAACGCTTCTGAATCAGGGTTCCTTTTTAATAGACAAATCCTGTGAGAATACCATCAAAGAGTTTGCCTCCTACATATGGGATGCCAAGGCAGGAGAGCGGGGGGAGGATAAGCCGGTAAAAGAGCATGACCACTGTTTAGACGCTCTGCGCTATCAGGCTTACACCATTATACGCCGGCCTTCCGGTCTGACAATATTGAAATAAGGGGTTAAAGTATGGATTTAGAAGTGGTAAAAAATTTAATTAAAAAACATATGGCAGGGCATTCGGATTTTGTCCGAAATGCAGATGAAGCAGAGCGGTATTATAAAAATGAAACAGATGTGCTCCGCACGCCTTCACGGAAGGAAAAACAGGAAAAAGAAAATGAGGGGGAAACGCCCCTGCGCAATGCGGATAACAGGATTCCCTTTAATTTTCATGGCCTGTTAGTCAATCAGAAAGCGGCATACATGTTTACAGCACCGCCGGTATTTGATTTAGGCGGCGAGGAAGCTAACCGTATGCTGCAAAAATTTCTTGGAGATAAATATTCCAAAGTATGCAAGGATCTTTGTGTGGAGGCGTCTAATGCCGCAGTAGGCTGGATTCATGTGTGGAAGAGAGAGGATGGCAGCTATAACTATGCTGTAGTGCCTTCCGGCCAGATTATACCCATATGGGATAAAAGTCTGGAAAAGAAACTTCTGGCAGTGTTCAGGAAGTATCCTGACATAGAGGAAGAAAGTGGCGACAGTTATGAAGTTTATGAATACTGGACGGATACGGAATGCTGGTCATACCGGCTGAAAGCAGGGGACGTGATTGATGAACTGCTTTCCTACTGGATGTTCCTTGCAGATCCACAGACAAGTGAAATGACTGATCATTACAGCCATGAAATAGGCGAAGTACCATTCTTTTCCTTCTCCAACAACAATATTGGCACAAATGACCTGAAAAACATCAAACCGCTGATAGACGTATACTGCAAGGTGTTTTCCGGATTTGTCAATGATCTGGAGGATATTCAGGAGATCATCTTTGTGCTGACCAATTACGGAGGCGAGAATTTAAATGAATTTCTGGACGATCTGAAATACTATAAGGCAATCAAAATGGACAATGATGGGGACGGGGATAAGTCAGGAGTGTCTACCCTTACAATTGAAATTCCGGTGGAGGCAAGGGAAAAACTGCTGGCAGTCACCAGAAAATGCATATTTGAACAGGGACAGGGAATAGATCCTGATCCGCAGAACTTTGGAAACAGCTCAGGGGTTGCCCTGAGTTTTCTTTATTCTCTTTTAGAGCTGAAAGCAGGATTACAGGAGACAGAGTTCCGTCCCAGCTTTGGCAGGTTTATCCGCTGTGTGTGCCGGATTTTAAACATTTCGATCAAAGACGACACCATCACCCAGACATGGACAAGGACCTCTGTCAGAAATGATCAGGAGCTTGCGGCGATTGCACAGATCAGCAAGGGAAATATTTCTGACGAAACCATTATGAAGAATCATCCCTGGGTGGAAAATCTGGAGCTTGAAAAGCAGAGGATGAAGGAGCAGGAAGAGGCGGAAGCCAAAAAGGAAGAAAGCTACAAAGATGCGTTTAAATAGAAAGCTGGTGAAAATGTAGATGATCAGGAGTGATGAATACTGGAAGGCCAGGATGATGGAGCTGGAAGAGGGGCAGCATCAAAAAAGTGCAGAGTACTTTGAGGATATCAGGGAACAGTTCAAAATAGCCCAGCTTAGCATTCAGGCAGATATAGAAAAATGGTATTACCGGCTGGCAGATAATAACGGAATCAGCTATGCCGCTGCTAAAAAACTTCTGAAGAAAAGGGAGCTGGAAGAGTTTAAATGGACGCTTGAACAGTACATACAGAAGGGAAGGGAGAATGCAGTTTCCGAAGAATGGATGAAGGAGCTTGAGAATGCTTCGGCAAGATACCATATCAATTATCTGGAAGCATTGAAGCTACAGGTCCAGCAGCATGCAGAAATCCTTTATGCAGAGTATGAAAGCAGGACAGCGGAGTTTCTTGGAAAGGTATTTAAGGAACAGTTTTACCGGACTGCTTATGAGATTGCAAAGGGTACCGGTGTGGGAACAAACCTTGCAGTGATTGATACAAGAAGGATTGATGCGGTATTGAAACGCCCTTGGGCACAGGATGGCAGGGTATTTTCTGACCGGATATGGCAGAACAAAGAAAGACTGGTAAGGGAGCTTCATACGGAGCTTGTGCAGAATATCATCAGGGGGGAATCACCCCGGAAGGCGATTGACAATCTGGCTAAGAAAATGAATGTCAGCAAAGCACAGGCAGGGACGCTGATCATGACGGAGGAATCCGCCATAGCATCTGAGGCCAGCAGGAAATGTTTTGAAGAACTGGATGTAGAAAAGTATAAGGTTATAGCGACTCTTGATGGAAAAACCTGTGATATATGCGGCAGCATGGATGGTAAGGTGTTTAGAATGGCGGAGTATGAGGCAGGGATTACTGCCAATCCATTTCATCCCAACTGCAGGTGCTGCACTGCACCGTATTTTGATAACTGGTACGGGCTTGACAGAAAGAGAACTGCACTTGATCCGGTTACAGGAAAAGAATATAAAGTGCCTGCAGATATGACTTATCAGGAATGGATGGACAAATATGTAAAAAATGATATACTTAATTCAGCAAATACGAAAGAGGTAATTCAGGTGCACTCAATAGGAAAGCTGGATAGAGATATTTATAAGTGCATAACGGATGATATAGTAACGGATGAAGTGATTATTACGGATGAAAGAATTGATCATATAATTCAAAGAAGAGGAAAGGACTTTTATGATAAATATGATAAGTACTTTGCAGATATAATAGAAAATCCTGATTATATTTTTAAAGATAGAAAAAATACTGCATTGGTATGTAAAGAGTTTATAGAAGATAACAAGTATGTGAATATTGCATTACGCATAGCAGTATCGGAGGACAATCCTAACTATAAAAATTCAATCATAACTGCTGTGGGAGAAAGTGAAAAGCGTTTTCGACAGAGACTTAGAAATAATGAACCTCTTTACAAGAAAGAGTAAATAAACTATAATAAGCATATAATATAAAGGCTTTACCCAGATAATTATTTGAGGTGGTAAATTTCGTAGCGACCACACGCCGCTGGTACTGACAGGGGAAACCCGAGAGATGCAGGAGGATGCTACGCCTGCCAAATAATTATCTGGTTCAGCAAATAGATAAAGAGTAAACACCGCCTTTAATTTGAGGGTGTTTTTTTTATTTGCAAAAAGTTGCACCGGTGCAACACCCATAAAGCTATGATAATCAGAACGCTTGGCAGCAGGCGTTCTTTTTATATGCCCGGAAAGGCGTAAAACTATCATTACTTTGCCGGAAGAATAAACCGGACAACCCAACACCCGGAGAGCGGGAATAAAAATCTATGGAGGAGAAGAAAGATGGAATGGTTAAAAGAAATTTTAGAAAAGGCTGTTATTACAGACGGAAAGCTGGATGTGGAGGCAGTAATGAAACAAGTTGCTGCAGCATTCCCCAAACATGCTGTACCAAAGAAAGATTTCAATGATAAGTTGGAAGAGCTTAAAAAGGCCAATGACACCATTGATGATCTTAAAAAAGAAGGCGGTGACAATAAGGCACTTCAGGACAAGATCGAAGGATATAAGATTGAGACTGAAAAGCTTAAAAAAGCAGCAGAGGATACAGCAAAAACTTATGCACTGAAAGAAAAACTTACAAAAGCAGGGGTGCTTGATTCAGATTACCTGATCTATAAGCATGGAGGCCTGGAAAAGTTTAATTTTGACAAGGAGAACCAGCCTATCGGTGTGGAGGATGTATTAAAAACCTACAAAGAAGATAAGAGCATGGCCCATCTGTTTAAGCCGGAAGGAGGCTACACGCCGGCAGCAGGAGGAAATCCGCCAGCGTCCAACCCATTTGCAAAAGAAACTTTTAACATGACGGAGCAGGGCAGACTGCTTAAAGACAATCCGGAGCAGGCAAGAGCATTGGCAGCCGCAGCCGGAGTAAAAATTTAAAGGAGGAAATGAATTATGCCAATCACAAAAATTTCAGATGTAATCGTACCTGAGCTGTTTAACCCTTATGTTGTTAACAGGACAATGGAGTTGTCCGCTTTTTTTCAGAGCGGTATCGTGGTAAACAGTCCGGAATTTGACCGGCTTGCCAGTGAAGCAGCCAGAACCCACAACATGCCCTTTTTTGAGGACCTGCAGGGAGAATCGGAAGCAACCCTTGAGGATGTAAAAATGACTCCGGCCAAAATTGGATCAAACAAGGATGTTTCCACCACCATTCTGCGCCAGAAAATGTGGGGAGCAAGCAACCTTTCCGCGGCACTTGCCGGAGCAGATCCGGCTAAGGCGATTGGTGATCTTGTGGCTTCTTACTGGGCAAGAGATATGCAGAAAGAGTTAATCGCCATCCTTGCAGGCGTATTTGGAAGCTATACGCCGGAGGGCGGTACAGCAAAAACGCCCATGTCAGACCATATTCTGGATCTTACCAAACAGACCAGCGCGGCAGCAAAGATTATCAGTGCGGAAGCCATGATTGATGGCTGCCAGCTTTTAGGAGATGCACAGGGGCAGTTATCAGGGGTAGTAATGCATTCAGCTACAAAATCCTATTTGAAAAAGAAAGAATTGATTGACAGCAGAAGAAATTCTGAGAATGTGGAGTTCGAGTATTATCAGGGGCGCAGGGTAACTGTAGATGATGGATGTCCTGTCACGAAAGATGGCATCTATTCTACATATCTGTTTGGAAGCGGCGCCATTGCATACGGAAACGGAAGCCCGGTAGGACATGTTGCCACTGAAACGGACAGGGATAAGCAGACAGGCGGCGGTATTGACTATCTGATCAACCGGAAAGCCTTTATTCTTCATCCCAGAGGAATTGCCTACACAGGAGCAGTCAGGGAAAATGTAGAGACACCGCTGCGAACAGAACTGGCAATGGCCCAGAACTGGAAGCCTGTCTATGAGTCCAAGCAGCTCCGCATTGTTGAGATCAGGCATAAGATTGGGTAGCATTATGGAGATTACAAGGATTAAGGAACTTCTGGGAGTGCCAGTAGAAAACACTTCCCAGGACGTTTCCCTTACATTTATTGCGGACATTGTGGAAGAGACGGTGCTTAATTACTGCAATCTGGATAAACTGCCGGATGGATTGAAAAATACATGCCTCCGGATGGCGGTTGATTTGTACCGGTATGAAAAGCCGACTGAATCCGGTGTTCCCTTAAGAGTGGCTTCCATTACGGAAGGAGATACCGCTACCAGTTTCAGCGTGCTTAATGATGTTTTAAAGGGAACTATTTTAAAGGACTACAAAGGGCAGCTAAACCGTTACAGGAGGATGCGCCATGATTGATAGGACAGAGCTTTTAAATGCAAGAAAAATGCACAGGCAGATGGTCGAGGAGCTGTATGAGGGCACCTGCAATATTTATGAGAAAACCAATGTTACAGATCCGGTTACGAAAATCACAGGCCAGAAGGAGAAGATGGTTTATGAGAGCGCTGCCTGCAAACTGTCCTATACCAGAATAACGCCTTCTTACAAACAGGCGGAGGGTGCAAAGCAGGAGCAGCTGGTAAAGCTGTTCCTTGCACCGGAAATGCTGGTCAGGCCCGGCTCAAAGATTGTGGTAACACAAAATAATGTAACAGAAACCTATAAGATGAGCTCACTGGCGGCGGTATATACAAGCCACCAGGAAATAGCTCTTGAAGCATGGAAAGGGTGGAACTGACAGGATGGGAGGAAACTTTAATTTTAGGGAAATGGAGCGTCTTGCTAAAGATCTGGAAAAGCTTGCCCAAAATAGAGACAAACTGTTTCAAAGTGCAGCAAAGGAACTGGCAGCGAGACTGCTTACGCTTTTAGTTGAAAGGACAAAGCCCGGTAAGTATCCGGCAGGCAGCGGCATGGTGGGAGGAACCCTTAGAAGAGGATGGGCTTCCAAAACGCATAAGGAAGCTTTCAGCAAAAGAAAGAATAAGCCGGGAGCAAAGACGATCCAGAATTTTTTAAAGACCATACAGGTCAGCAGTGACGGAAATACTTATACCATAGAAGTAATTAATCCGGTGGAATATGCTGGTTATGTGGAGAGTGGTCACAGAACTGTGAATCATAGAAACTGGGTAGAAGGTAAATTTATAATGAGAGGAGTAGTGGAGGATCTACAGAAGATTACGCCGCAGGTACTTGAGGATAAGATAGAACGGTTTTTAAGGGAGTGCATGAATGATTAATCAGATTGTAGAGGCAGTCAGTCTTGCCCTGAACAGCGAGTTTGGTGATGGTTACAAGATTTATACGGAAGAGGTAGAGCAGGAAATGGAAAATCCCTGCTTTTTTGTTATCAGCAGTGCTCCGAAAAAGCGTATTTTCAGGGGAAGAAAATACTTCCGGACTAATACCTTCTGCATCCAGTATATCCCGGCTGCAGAGGATATTCAGACTGAATGCAATCGTGTCATAGAGCGTTTGTTTTCATGCCTGGAATATATCCGTATGGATGCTGCTTTAATCAGAGGAAAGAAGATGGAACCGGAGGTAAAAGACGGTGTGCTGTACTTTTTCGTGAATTATGATTTCTTCGTTTATGAGAAGAAAGAAATGGAAAAAATGGGTGAGGTTTTAACAAAAGTAGGAGTGAAAGGACAGGTGGAGGATGGCAGCAAAGAAAAAGAATGAAGTGCATGAGGCAGAAAAGGAGCAGACATTTACGCTGGACCAGCTTCTTGCATCAAAAAGATTCAGTAACAGGAGAGACCTGCTGAAAGCGGTTCTTTCCGAAAACAAAAGATATTCTATCAGTGAAGCTGAAAAGAATATAGAAAATTTTTTGAAAGGAAAGGTGAAATGATATGGCATTAGGAGGAGGCACGTTCAGCGTGCAGAACAAAGTAATTCCCGGGGCCTACATTAACTTTGTTTCAGCGGCTTCGGCAGATGTTTCCCTGTCAGGGAGAGGGATTGCCACCATGCCCCTTGTGCTGGACTGGGGAGCAGAGGGAAAAGTAATTGAAGTGACTGGCGACGATTTTAAAAACAGAAGCCAGAAGATTTTCGGCTACCATTATACGCATCCTAAGATGAAGGGGCTGCGGGATTTGTTCCGTAATGTGGAGCTGTTGTATGCATACCGCTTAAATGGCGGCGGGGAGAAAGCTTCAAATGCATTTGCCACAGCATTATACAGCGGCGTCAGAGGAAATGATTTAAAGATAATCATTCAGAAAAATGTAGATGATGATACAATGTTTGACGTAAAAACCATGCTGGATACAGCGCTGGTGGATGAACAGACTGTAAAAACAGCAGCAGACCTTAAGGAAAACGGATTTGTGGAATTTAAGAAGGATGCAGAGCTTGCGGTAACAGCGGCAACGCCTCTTTCCGGAGGAACCAATCAGGAAACAGACGGTGCAGCACATCAGGCGTATTTAGATAAAATGGAAGGCTACAGCTTCAATGCAATGGGTGTTGAGACAACGGACGATACCGTTAAGGCTTTGTACACAGCCTTTACAGAAAGAATGCGTGAGGAAATGGGCATTAAATTTCAGACAGTGCTCTATCAGAAAGATGCAGACTATTATGGAGTAGTCAATGTGGAAAACAAAGTTCTTGATGCCGGAGAGGCTTCCCTTGTGTACTGGGTGACAGGGGTTATTGCAGGATGCCAGGTAAACAGGTCCAACCAGAACCGGATCTATGACGGGGAGTTTCAGGTAAAAACCGAAATGACGCAGTCCCAGCTGGCCAAATCCATGAAGGAGGGCAAATTTACCTTCCACAGGGTAGGAAGTGATGTGCGGGTGCTTGCAGACATTAACAGCATGGTTAATGAAACGGAAACTATCGGTGAGGTATTTAAGGAGAACCAGACAATCCGTGTGATTGACCAGATCGCAAATGACATAGCGGTATTATTCAATACAAGATACCTGGGAGTGGTGCCTAATGACAATGCGGGAAGGATTTCTTTCTGGTCAGATCTGGTACAGCATCATAAGAAGCTGAACGACATCAGGGCGATTGAAGGGTTTGAAGATTCAGATATTACCGTATCCCAGGGGGATTCAAAAAAATCTGTAGTTGTGACGGATGCGGTTACCGTTGTGAATGCTATGGATAAGTTATACATGACATGTGTGGTTTCATAGGAAAGGAGAAAAATCATGCTTAATAATGCAACAATGATTGCAAGTGATACGATCAGTGCGGCACTTGCAGAATGCTATGCAACAATCGAGGGACGCCGCTATAATCTGATGCAGGCGATCAACCTTGAAGCCAAATTTGATAAAACAAAGGTCAAGGTGCCTATTTTGGGAAAAACGGGGAAAGGAAATAAGGCAACCGGATGGAGTGGAACAGGGAGTGCAAAGTTTCATTTTAATACCAGTATTTTCAGACAGATGATGCTTCTCTATAAAAATACTGGAAGGGATATTTATTTTGAAATGCAGATATCCAATGAAGATGATACCAGTTCCGTAGGGCGCCAGACAATCATTCTCATAGGCTGTAATATTGATGGAGGCATACTGGCCAAGTTTGATGCGGACGGGGACTATCTGGATGAAGATATGAACTTTACTTTTGAGGATTTCTCCATGCCGGAATCCTTTGCGGCAATGAACGGTCTTATTACCAATTAGCAGATGATGCCTGAAAGAAAATATTCGTGACAGGTCCTGTGCCGGAGTATATAATGATGATATGAGGGAGGGGCGGTCATGGATTTGCTTTGTTTTTTTCTATTTTTCAGTTTTTTTATTGGCGCTGTTGCAGCGTGTATTTATACAATTGTGACAGGTGGAAAGAAAAGGAAGGCGATAAAAAAGCAGCAACAACAGGATAAGGCGAATGGCATTAAGAGATTTTCCAGCCTTGAACATGCCGAAGGACTTGATGTTGCAGAAAAAAGTCCATGTTCTGTTATAATTAGCCCTTCAAGTCTGGTGATTTCCTGTACAGGAAAAGAATATACGCTTCCTTTAAAGAGAATTACATATATTGATTTTTTTACTGATACAGATAAAATCAGGTATATTGAAAGCAGTACAGCAAAAGGGATCATGGGGGCAGCTTTATTCGGAGTGAGCGGCGCTGTTGTAGGAGCTGCTCCTAAAACAAAAGTAGCACATGAAAAGACGGGCTATGCAGTAATCGAATACAGAGATGCAGGTGGAAGAGAAAAACGCATTATCTTGAGGGATCAGGCTGCTAATTCCTACATGTGCAGTTTATTGGTCAGTACACTAAATTCCTGTATTCATACCACAGTAGAAAAAGTTGAATTGTAACAAATAATAAAATTTATAAAAAGAGCTGGCGAGAGGTCAGCTCTTTTTGTATGCAGAAAAAGGAGAAAATAAGTATGTCAAAATTTGCAAAATTTATGAAAGCCAACAAAGTTATAAAAGAAAATGAAAAATATGCTGCTACAAAGTCCCTTTGTGATGAAAGCGGAAAGCCTATGCTTTGGGAGTTCAGGCATATTTCCTCAAAGGAAAATGAAGAGCTGAGGGAAAGCTGTATGAAGGAAGTGCAGGTCACAGGAAAGCCTGGAATTTATCGTCAAAAGTTTAAATCCAGTGACTATATCAAAAAAATGATAGCCGCTTCTGTAGTTTATCCTGATTTGTATGATGCAGAGCTTCAGGATTCTTATGGGGTGCAGACTCCAGAGGATCTTCTTCTGGCTATGGTGGATGATCCGGGAGAATACAGTGAACTTATGTCATATGTGCAGAAGTTCCAAGGATTTGATATTTCCTTTAGTGATAAGGTGGATGAGGCAAAAAACTGATAGAGGAGGGCGAATGGGAATCAAATTTTGCCTATTATGCCCTCTTAAAGCTTCATATTCTTCCGTCTGTGTTTCTTGAAATGGAGGAACAGGAAAAAGCGTTTGTAATAGCAGCAATTGAAATCAAGTGTAAAGACGATAAAAAGGAACGACAGAGGATAGAAAGTCTGAAAGCAGGAAGGAGGTGAAAAATTTATGGCATCTATTATGACAAGCATTGAACTGCAGGACAGATTCAGTACAGTAGTTTATGGAATGATCCAGGCAACTAATTTAAGCATTTCTGCCATGTATGATATGCGCGAGGCTGTAGGAGCAGAATTTGATACAGCAAGCCTTGAAGGAGCAAAAGACGAAATTGACCGTGCTACGCTGGCGGCCCGTCAGATGCAGGAAGCCATGCAGGGAGCAGAACAGGCAGGAAGGAATATAGGAGAGCAGCAGATATCTAAAGGAAGTATCCCTGTGGAACCTTTTTTCAGGGAACAGGATTTGCCCAGTGATCCGATTAAGGTTCCTATGGAATGGCAGACAGATGAACTGCCCGTGTTTACAGGAACAGGAATAGAACGGTTTACCCAGGAGATTCAAAATGCAAATCAAATGATGAATCAGCTTGCAGATTCTCAAGCAGCAATTATACAACATGCGGAAGATGCCAATATATTTTCTCAGGATGTTCAGCAGGATTTAACCCAGATAGCTTCAAGAATTGAAGCGATAAAGGCCCAGATGGAAAAAATAGAGCAGAATCCGGTTAATATCGGAACCAATGCTGCGAACGCAGGAATGGAGCGTTTGAGAAATCAAATGAACCTGGCTATACGTTCACAGCAAATGCTAAATCAGGCTGTTGCCAGTATGGATGTGGAAGGAGCTAATAGAGAGTATCTTAATCTTTCAGGAACAATTGCAGGTATAGAACGCTGTATTAGAGACAATATAGATGCGCAGGAAGAGTTTAATGGAAAAGTTGCTCAAGGGGAAAGACAGGCTGACAGTCTTTCACAGACCATAAAAAGGATGATTGCGACATATATCAGCATACAGAGCCTGCAAAAGGTGATAGATATATCAGATCAATTGGCTTCTTCCCGGGCAAAGCTTGATATGATGAATGACGGGATAAGAACCACCAGAGAACTGCAGGATCTTGTGTTTATAGCTGCGGAAAGATCAAGAGGTTCCTACATGGGCATGATGAATTCAGTTGCAAAGCTGGGTAATCTTGCAAAGGATGCTTTTAATTCTACAGAGGAAGTAGTAGCCTTTTCAGAACAGCTAAACAAGCAGTTTATTCTTGCAGGAGCTTCTACCACTGAAATCCAGAATGCTACCCTGCAGCTGACACAGGCCCTTGCTTCCGGTGTGCTCCGGGGAGATGAGTTAAACAGTATTTTTGAGCAGGCACCTACGATTATCCAGTCTATAGCAAGCTACATGAATGTTCCTATCGGACAGATAAGGGAATTGGCATCAGAAGGCCAGATTACCGCAGATATAGTAAAGAATGCCATGTTTGCGGCGGCTGATGAGACGAATGCCAAATTTGCGAGTATGCCGAAAACCTTTGAACAGATTGGACAGTCTATCCAAAATCAGCTGATTATGGCTTTTGATCCGGTGTTTACCAGACTGAATGAAGTGGCAAACAGCCAGGAGTTTCAGGAAATGGTAGATTATTTAGTGCAGGCCCTTGTTATATTAGCGAATGTAATTATAAATGTATTTGAATTGATGATATTTGTTGCTGATATTATTGCAGACAGCTGGGGGATTCTTGGGCCCATTATATTGGGAGCAGCGTCTGCGCTTGCAATATACTATGGATGGCAAATGGCAGTAAAAGTAATAGAAAAAATTAATTATGGACTTCATATGGCGCAGGCAGTAGCTATGATGCTGCAGGCAGCGGTAACAGGGACATTAAATAAAGAAGTTGCGAAACAGATTGCGGCACAGATGGGATTGAATGCGGCCATGTATGCCTGCCCTATCATGTGGATCATTATGCTGATAGTAGCATTGATTGTAGTAATTACTGCTGTAATTGTGTCAATGAATAAATTTGGTGATGAGTCTACTACAGTGGCCCAGAAAGTGTGTGGAGCCTTCGCGGTAGCAGGAGCTTTTATAGGAAATTTGTTTATATCCGTAATCAATTTTATTTTTGATGGAATTGTAGCTCTATGGAATTGTATTGCGTCATTTGCAAACTTTCTTGCTAATGTAGCTACTGAACCATTTGGAGCAGCAGCCAGAGCCTTTGCTGATTTTATTGACCTTGCCCTTGCCGGGCTCCAAGGACTGGCATCTGCAATAGACATGCTTTTTGGCTCCAGCCTTGCTGAGTCAATAGCCGGATGGCGTACGGATCTTGACAACTGGGTAACAGATAAATTTGGCGAAGGAAAGGTCGTCATGGAAAAGAAAAATGCCCAGGACTATTATATTCAGGGAATTAATTATGAGGATGCATGGAATAAGGGAGCAGAGTTTGGAGAAAGAATTGGCGGAGGCGCCGGCATTCCGGACATGAACCAGTTTGTAGATTTTGATTACAGCAGTTACCTGTCAGATATTTCAGACAACACGGATGATATAAAAGATGGTCTTGAGATATCGGAAGAGGACCTGAAATTTATGCGGGATATTGCGGAGCAGGAGGCAGTCAACAGGTTTACAACAGCAGCAATCACAATTGAACAGACGAACAATAACAATGTTTCCGGCGGTATGGACTTGGATGGCGTGATAACAGGTCTTACAGATGCAGTGAGCGAAGCTGCGGATATTATTACGGAAGGGGTGCATTAACATGGCAGGGTATGATTTTTACCTGGACAGATGCCTTTTGCCCATTGCGCCGGGCAGGCTGCAGGTCAGTATCAGGAATGAAAACAAGACTGTCAAATTAATTAATGAAGGGCAGGTGAATCTGCTCAAGGCAGCAGGGCTGACAGAAATAGAGTTTGAATGTATGATACCGCAGGTGGAATATCCATTTGCGGTATATCCCTCCGGCTTCCGCAGCGCTTCCTGGTATCTGGAATATTTTGAAAGGCTGAAATCCGGACAGCGTCCTTTTCAGTTTATTGTAACAAGAAAAATGCCGGATGGTTCTCCATTATACGGAACCAACATCAAGGTGTCTATGGAGGATTACCGGATCACAGAGGATGCAGAGGATGGCTTTGATTTGTCAGTGAAAGTCAAACTGAAACAGTACAGGGAATATGGAACAAAAAGCGTGTCAGTAAAAGGAGCGGTGACAGGTACCCCGTCAAACACTACCAGTATGTATACCGTAAGCGTGGAGCTGACAAGGTCACAGGAAAGCGCACCTGCAACAAATAAGGTCAGAAGCTATACGGTTAAACCCGGCGACACCATCTTTGGAATTGCCAAGGAAATGTACGGGGATGGTTCAAAGTATACGCTGATCTATGAAAATAACCGGGATACCATTAAGGGAGGGCCTTATGATCTGAAAGCAGGACAGGTCATAAGGCTGCCCGGAGTGTAAGGAGGCGGCATGAAAACAGAACTTTTTATAGCAGGGGAAAGCGGTAACGAAATTTATATTCCGGCGGTGGAGGATGGAATTGAATGGTCAACGGAACGCTGGGGCGTACCGGGCAGACTGACATTTAAGGTACTGGCTGATGATATCCTTAATTTTTCGGAAGGCTCGGCAGTACAGCTTCGTGTGGATGGGGCAAAGGTTTTCTTTGGGTTTGTGTTTACCCAGAAGAGGGATAAGGAAAACAGGATATCCGTTACAGCCTATGACCAGCTCCGATATCTGAAAAACAAGGACACTTATGTATATGAAAATCAGACTGCATCAGAGCTGATCAAAATGATTGCAGCGGATTTTGCACTGAATGCCGGAGAAATTGCAGATACCGGCTACGCGATAGCCGACCGGTCAGAAATGGATACTTCTCTGTTTGATATCATACAAAATGCACTGGATATTACGCTGGTAAACACCAGGCAGATGTATGTGCTCTATGATGATTTTGGAAGCCTTACCGTAAAAAACATAGCGGATATGTATGTGAAGAATGAAAATGGCACGTATCTGATGATTGATGAAGGTACCGGAGAAAATTTTGAGTATACTTCATCTATTGATAACAGCACCTATAACAAGATTAAATTGTATAAGGAGGATGCAGAATCAGGAAAAAGGCAGATTTATGGTATTATCCAAGATAGTGCAAACATAAATAAGTGGGGTGTTTTACAGTACTGCGATACAGTTTCAGAGGGCGAAAACGGGGAAGCCAAAGCGGAAGCCCTGCTTTCTTTATATGATAAGAAAACCAGAAACTTGCGGATTACAAATGCATTTGGAGATGTAAGGGTGAGAGCCGGAAGTATGCTGGTGGTAAATCTTGATTTAAGAGATAAGAAAGTGGAAAATTTTATGCTTGTTGAGAAAGTGAAGCATACTTTTAAAAATGGCGAACATTTTATGGATCTGACATTGAGAGGAGGCGAGTTTGTTGCCTGATGCAGCAGAATTATTGAAATTAATTAAAAAGTCAGCACTGGAGGCAGTGGATGCATCCAAACCAATGAATTTTTTCTTTGGACAAGTGAAAAGCACAGAGCCGCTGGTGATTGATGTGGAGCAGAAAATGAAGCTGGGGAAATCCCAGCTTGTTTTATCCAGAAACGTGACAGATTTTGAAACGGAGGTGTCGGTAGACACCCTTACGGAAGATGCGCTGGGGGAGCATTCCCACGGTCTTTCTTTTGAAATGGGAGAAGCAGGGGAACCGCCGCATAGACATGGGTTTTCGGGAAATGTGGGAAGTAGTGATCTATCCCATGCCCATAAGATTAAGAAAAGGATGAAAGTCACCGTTCATAACGGGTTGGCAGCCGGTGACAAAGTAATTCTGGTTCAGAATAAAGGCGGCCAGAAATATCTGGTGCTGGACAGAATCGGATGATACCTGGAAATACAATTCTCCCGGGAAGAGATTTTGTTGTAGAAAAGCAGCCAACCTATACTTATGAAATGAGTCCCGACAGCGGATTAATCAGGGGACATGTAGATGGTATCGAAGCAATGAAGCAGGCAGTATATAAAATCCTGTCCACCCAGCGGTACCGGTATCTGATTTATTCCTGGAACTATGGAATTGAGCTTGAGGATTTGTTTGGAGAGCCGGTTTCTTTTGTATGTCCTGAACTGGAAAGGCGCATCAGAGAAGCACTGCTGTGGGATGACAGAATAGAGGAGGTGGGGGATTTTAAGTTTGATACATCAAAAAGAGGAACAGTTCATGCCTATTTTGTGGTGCATACGACTGTAGGCGACTTTGAGGCAGATAAGGAGGTGAAGATCTGATGTTTGAAGAAATTACATATGAGCGGCTTTTAGAACGGATGCTTGGGCGTGTACCCGGCAAATTTGATAAAAGGGAAGGATCCGTGATCTGGGACACCCATTCGCCTACCGCAATTGAGCTTAAAAATCTGTATATTGCACTGGATTCCATTGTCCAGGAAGCTTATGGAGATACGGCCACAAGGGAGTATTTGATTCTGCGTTGCAGGGAAAGAGGAATTACGCCATACAGCGCCACCCATGCCATTTTAAAGGGGGAATTTGTTCCGGAAGATTTGGATGTAATGGGCAGGCGCTTTAATATTGGCAAAATCAATTATATTGTCACGGAAAAGCTGTCTGACGGAGTATATAAGGTGCAGTGCGAGACAGAAGGGGAAGAGGGGAACCGTTATCTTGGCACTATGACGCCCATTGAATATATAAGAAGACTGGAGTCTGCGGAGCTTACGGAAGTGCTGATTCCGGGAGAGGATGAAGAGGGAACGGAAGCGCTCAGGCAGAGATATTTTTCTTCTTTTGATTCAAGGGCTTTTGGAGGAAATGTCAGGGACTATCTGGAGAAAACAAATGCGATCCCCGGTGTGGGCTGCACCAAGGTGACTAGAGTATGGAACGGTGATCTTCGTCCGGCCGACATGATTCCTTCGAGGGCGGTAGAGGAATGGTTTGAGGGCATAGAAGCATCCCTGCCTGAACAGATTAGAGAATGGCTGCATACAGTATATACCGCAGCCAGGGAAAAGAAGCTGACAACAGGCGGAAGCGTCCTTTTAACGATTCTTGATTCTGAATATGATATTGCCAGTCCGGAGCTGATTGAAACTGTCCAGAAAACCATAGATCCTGAAACCTATGCAGGGGAAGGATACGGGCTTGCACCGATTGGACATGTGGTGCTGGTTCAAAGTGCGCAGGGTGTACAGATAGAGGTAAGAACAAAGGTAACATTTGAACAGGGCTGTAACTGGGAAAAGCTTGGAAAGCAGATAGAAAATGCAGTTACAGGCTATTTATCAGAGCTCAGAAGGGAATGGGCAGACACAGCAGCTTTGGTCATAAGAATCAGCCAGATTGAGACAAGAATACTTGGCATCAGAGGGATTATAGATGTGGAGGATACTACGTTAAACGGACAGGCCGAAAATTATATTCTTGGAGCCTATGAAGTGCCTGTGTTTGGGGGTGTTTCCGGATGAACAGAGAAGTAGACCTGCTTTCCTATCTGCCCCCTTTTTTACAGGAATTTAAGGAAAACAGGGCAACACTGGAAGCAGAAAATCCGGAATTTGTGCTTGTATGGAATAGTGCTGACAGAGTGCTCAAAAATGAATTTATAGAAACAGCAGATGAAGCCGGCATATCCCGGTTTGAGAGCATTTTGAACATAACGCCATCAGGAACGGATACGCTTGAGAGCAGGCGCAGAAGGGTGCAGATCCGGTGGTTTAATAAAATCCCCTATACTTTGCGGGCGTTTCTGGAAAGGCTGGCAGTAATCTGCGGAGACAGTGACTTTACAGTAACAAAAGATTTTTTCAATTATAAGATAGATATTACCACGCATTTGGAGTGGACCGGCCAGGCAGAGGAACTTGACCGGCTGATTCAGGAAATGATGCCCTGCAATATGGTGGTGGTATCCGTCAATAAAGTGCCATGCCGGCCATCCGGCAGCATATATACAGCAGGGACCATATGCTTTGTAGAACAGATTGGAATTGCTGACGGAGGAATTACCACAGAGGTGGAAGTTTATAAGATTGATGGAAGCTGTCATGCAGCCGGTGGGCTTGACCACATGGAGCAGATAAATATTACAGATGAAACAGGAGAATAGAAAGGAAGAAAGAAATGGCTGTTTATTCAAAACTGATTACAACAGAAAACGGACGTACGCTGATTGCCAGAATGCTTTCCGGAGGGGAAAAAGTTGTATTTACAAAGGTTTGCTCTTCTGACAGGGAATATGGACTGGAAGAATTAGGGAACCTTGAGGAGCTTGCAGAAATCCGGCAGACAAGCAGCGTATCCAAGGTATCCAGAACCAACGATATCTCTGTAAAGGTGGAGGCGGTCTTTACTAATACGGAATTGACAGAAGGATACTATATGAAAACGGTTGCCCTGTATGCCAGAGGCGGGGAAGGAGAAGAGGTTTTATATGCAGCAGCGGTAGAAACATCAGGCAGCTGCTTTATGCCGGCCTTTGGCGGCATTACAGTATCAGGGGCTTATATTCAGCTGGTAACTACGGTAAGCAATACGGAAAATGTGACGCTTGAGGTTGACAATTCTGTATTTGCCACGATTGGAAACATCATGGAGCTGCAGGAGCAGATAGATGGCATGAGTGAGCTGTTGGGAAACGTGGCCTCTGCAGTTAATGCGAATGCAAAAAAACTGGAAGCGCTGGATCAGATCGGAAGCTGGGTGTGTTCAGATCAGAATAGTTTTAGCTTTGGTAAGAAGATTCCATATGGGACATATACAGAAGTTGCCAGTATTCCGTTATCATCAGTAATAGATTCCTTTGGGGGCTATACATATTATTTATATACACTGAAAGACAAAAATGGCACCCTGATTCAAATGCATCATGAAAACGATTATAAAAAGGAGTTAGAGGGTTTTTTATTGGTAAATTTTGCAATTGGCCAGTATTTTGGCGCACAGCAGGCAGTGCCGCTTTCGCCTGTATACTATGAAAACATTGAAAATATTATATATATGGGCTCACTTAATCTAATGACAATTAATGGCAGGCCTTCTGCGAATGACATAAGGCTTTCTATATGGCCATTTGTTTATGAAAGGGTTGATGGTAAATTAAAAAAATTAGAGGGTAACCTTGAAGTAAGTGGGCAGCTCCATTTTCAGGCATTCAAACTTGGAACCGTGCTTTCAAATGTAAGCGGAAGCGGAACTGTTCCCGGCAGCTCATCAGGAGGAACCAGTAATTATAATCTTCTTACAAACAAACCCTCTATTAATAATATTACACTGCAGGGAAATCTAACTTCGGCGCAATTGGGACTGGAAGGCGGTTCCGTCGGCACAGTGGGCATGACATATGAGGAAGCTTTGGAAATATTAAATGAAGCAGACGAGGAGGTAGCAGAGGCATGAGCAGGGAAGTTTTAAAAGCAGTAAAAGACTGGTGCATGGGAAAATTTCAGGCGAAGGGGGATTACCTTACGAGTGTGCCGGAAGAGTATGTGACGAATGTAAAACTGGCTGATGCGTTTATGGACAATATGAGTGGAGCCAAAATTGCACAGAACCAGGAAGGAAATTGGGGGTACATAATTCCAGATACTGATGTGGTGGTACCATTTAACAGCGGAAGCGGGAAAGCAGTCAGTTCATCTACAGAGATGATTGGTGCAGTTCCGGTTTTTGTTGCAGTCAATAGTACCGTGGCAGATGGGTATGAACAAATAAATAATCTCTCGGAATCCTGAGTGATTATAGTCAGCACAGTTGGCAGTGGACATTGAAAAGTGAATATTATCT